TTGCCTGTTGGCGCATCTGTTGTGCCATATCGACTGGATCGTTGGGGGTTTGGTTCGCTTCTTCAGGCTTGCGTGGGCGAAAAGTGTCATCTGCCATTTTTTATCTCCTTGGGATACTCATTTAATTCTAAGTGTCCTTCTGCGGTTAAATTAGTCATAGTATCATGGAAATAAATCTAAAAAATATTGAACAAAATATTTTTATGAACAAAGAAATCCGTGCATTGCTGCCGGAATTCAAATATATTTTTGACCAATGGGAAATGTCCTATAGGATTCCCGGTCTGCAAATGCTTGGTAAAAAAAGCATCGCAGACCTATTAAACATCCTGCAACCAGAACATATCGATAGAATTCGTAATTTTTTGAAAGAAGATATTGAACTGAACAAGTTGAATCACAAACTTGTTGATCATTATGATTTTAATGAGACTGATGAAGAGCAACTTTGCAAATTTTCGGAGTATAAAGACTTCTGCCTTTATCGAAAAGGCGAAGAAATAAAAGTAACCTTTTGGAGATGATCACTATGGTAGTTGCATTTTTGTTATATGTGTTGAGCACAGTTGGCATGAGCCATATTGTTGTTGATGGAACCATTCTTCAATGGTTTCGAGACTTGGTGAAAAGATGCGCCACGGCAGTCAAGGTGCCTAAATTGGGAGGTGTTGTAGACTGTTATATGTGCTCTGGCACTTGGTGCGGTTTTTTCATGGGATGGGTTTGGTTGAGTCAAAGCCCATTTGAGATTTTCGCTTGTGGATGTGCAGGAGGATTTATCGCCAACTTTGCTGCCGTTGTCTTGAATTGGATTGAGGCGCAAACTGTGCTCAATTTCCCGATGGATACCACCCCCAGCAATCAAAATCAAAACAATGAATCCTGACAAAAAGATTTTTGTACTGCATTGTAATCAATGCAATTACAAACGATTTACTGACGGATACGACTTGGGCGATTTGATTCCGGTAAAAAGGAGCAATATTCCCCGTGCCGTTCCAAAGATTGATCCATCGACCAATAAAGCAGTAGTTCCACCAGATTTAAAAAGACAAAAGTATTTCAAATGCCCAAAGTGCGGCTACATGGTTCGTGCATTTGATCCAGATCAAAGAGCGGAGGAAATAAATGAGTAGACCAATTACCTTGATGGATGTGAAACAAGCTCTGAGAGATAAAAGATTCAGGGACAGCTTGCCTGAAAATTTTAAAGAGGATATCAATAAGTTTTTGAACAATCCGGGTTGCGCCTGTAATATGCCTATCTACAAGAAGGTCATGAACGAGGCTAAACAGCAAATCCAACAGTATTATCCCGGCAGGCCCGTGTCTCAACTTGATGAAGAAATCAAAAAATTAGCAGACAACAACTGGACAGTAATCAATTGCAAAATCGATGAATTAGAAGCAAAACTCAGAAAGCTTGCACCCGGAAGAAAGCAAATCGCAATGTCTCGTTATGAAGATATGGTCACCGTAATTGTAAATGAATTGGATATTATTTACTGAGAAACATACAAAGATGTTTGTTTTTTGATGGAGGTACAAGCCTCCATCATTTTTTTTGGATACTCTTCGTATTTTGAAATTTCCATAAACCACTCACAATCCATTCTTCTTTTTTTTCCAATAATCAATCCATTTTGAAAAAATTGAAAAGCTTTTTCATAATCATTTAGAGCATAATACACATCTCCTAGAAGACACCAAAATTCTGCCATGATTGGTTTTTTTGCAATACATAAAAAAACAGATTGCAAGGCTTTTGTGTAATTCTTTTTCACATAGCAATTAACCAACGCCAAGTAGTAATGAGTCATGTAAAAAGACATTTCCATTTTTGTTTCTTGATGCAAATATTGTTCTGCATAATTCAAAAATGAGTCCCAATTTTGTTTTGTCAGACAGGTGCAAGCCATATAGTACAAAGGATCAGGACTTATAGGGCTTTTAATCATCCATTTTTTACAAATTTCCAAAGCATCAATCTTGTTTTTTTTATTTGCTGAATTCAAGAAAATTTGTGTTTGATTTCCTTTACTGCCAACTGTTTCGTATACGGGGTTTTTAAATTGCAAGTTTTTATTTTTATGCCAAAGTCTGGTTTCCTTGGTGATCAAATCATTTTGTAAAACGCAGAGTTTATAAACTTCTGAAGGACCAGCGATGCAATTCAACAAAATATCAGCACCCGATAAAAGCGTTTCGTAAGGATTCAGAATGAACAGCCACTCAGTTTTGCATCTGGAAATAAGTTCATTTCTTGCTGCCGAAAGATCATCGTTGCCGGATAATCTGATTATTTCTGGCTTGTGAATCAGAGATTTATTGATTGTTTCATCGATGCATCCTAAATCACCTATTTGAATTGTACAATTTAAAAAAGCTATAGAATCAAGACAACTTTGAATAGTGTCTGCGTTATTTTTCACCAATATGCTGATTGTCAGCGGGGACTTCATTTTTTTTCTCGAATTTTTTCTCTATTAAGAAAGCTATAGCTTGAGCTTCTTCCGTCATATTGTTATTGTTGTAATATGATTGTAGCTCACGATAAAATCTAGGAACTTCAGGTTTTTCCAAAATGTTTGATAAAATTTGCAGTAGCTCCATGATATACATATAGTTTCGCTGACACCGTTACCCCTAAGGAGTTTGATGGCGACAGAATATTTAAATAACAAGACATTTGAAACTTTGATTGTGAAATTCCAGAAAACTAAGAAAGAAAGAATCAAATATCAACTCCTCATAGATGATATTATTGGAACTCAGCAAAGGACGATGAAACGAGGAAAATACCAAAAACCCTCGGCTTGGATTGTTGTTGAACAGGATTTCAGACTCATATCTAGCAATTATCACGGGGTTCAAGATGAGCTTGCGCTTGCTTTTTATACTCTGTCCGAAAACATCGTTCGATATGCTAAGTTTAATTTAATTGATCAAGATGATGCCATTCAAGAGGGTGTCATGATCTGCTTTGAAAAAATTGATCGCTTTGATCCTAGAAAAGGCAAAGCTTTCAATTATATGACAACTTGTATTCTGAACCACTTTAGACAACTTTATCGAACTGCTCGCAATTATAACGAATTAAAAAGAAAATATCTTGACTTTGTGCAAATACAAATGGATCAAAAATTACCAGCTATAAAAACTAAAAATCTTTACAAAAGACATAATATTGTTAGCGATCCTTGATATTAGAGACATTATCGGGTATAATAGATTCACCAGCCAAAGTAGATAACTTACTTTGGCTTTTTATTTATGGCGGTAATATGACTAAACAAGCAAAAAGCTCATTTGAGCAAATTGAAAATCAAGAATTGATTCAGAAACTTATCGACAGCGGTTATGGAAAACTTGTTGATGCTTTTTTGTTAAATGATGCCAAAGTTTATACCAAGAAGGGACGATTAAACAAAAGCGGAGCCTGTCGTGTTCTCAAATGCAAGCCTAAAGACCTCGAAGATCATATTAAAGCTTGTCAAGAGTTATTGAGAAACGAGTTGCATGTTGAAGGCACAGAGGAATAATTATGTTTGTATACAACCTTGTTGCCAGTAGGCTCTGTCATAACGAAGAGTAAGTTCGCACATCACGATACCACTATCTGTCATATCAAGGTCGCCAAACTGAATATCGTTAAACCAAACAGACTCAAAAATCCATGTTTCGATGGTTTCTCCACAACCGTCATACATTTCAAGACGGGCTTTTTGTTTTTTGAATCCATCGCAAGATGGCTGAAATGCACTTTCTCTGTTTGGAGCATAAGTCCAGCCGTATTTGGGATCAGTTAACCAATCCCAAACAGGATGTCTGTTTGGTTTTTTTAATTCATATAAGGTAAGAGGAATAGGCTTCCAGTCTGGTTTGCCGGGGAAATAGACTGTTTCAGTAAGATGTTGAGCTTCAATTTCCTTGAAAGATAAGGATGGCCTTGCGCTCTTTTGCGGAGGTAAAGTGTCAATTCCTTCAGCGGAAACATCTGGAATTTTTAAAAGCCAACGATGCTTTCTTTTATAAATAGTATTCGGACCATTAAGTCCAAATCCAAAACCCATATTTTCTGCCATGCCGTTGTCCTTTCATAAAAAAACGGGCCTTGTATATTAGAATATACAAGGCCCGTTTAATTTTTAAATAAATATTAACCGCAGCCAACGCAGCAGGGCTTGACCGAACCGCCACAGAGGGGTTCGTACCTGACTTCGCTATAGCGCAGAGTCAATTCAAGAGTAACTTCTTCAGAGCTTGAATAATCGAGCTCACCAAAGTTAACAGCTTGAGGCCACATGTTGTCCAGAGTCCACCTTTCCACAGGTTGTCCGCAACCGTCAAACAGTTGCAGAGTTCCTCTTGCGGAGTAGCCGCCAGCACGATTGTTGGGGCTTGCGGCGTTTGCGTTAATATTGCCACCACCGGGAATACCACGGATGGAAGACTGCTTGAGGCCGACAGGATCGGTGAAGTCATACACCGTTGCCAACCAGCTAAACAGCGTGGTCATGCCTTGAACAGCGTCGGGTCCAGCGATGTCGTAGTAGGTTACGGTGATGGTTTCCCACGAGCCCTTGCCGGGAATCCACATCTTGCCATGCAAGTAGTTGATTTCCTGCTCTTCAATCGTCAAGTTAGGGCGAGAAGCCAGCTTGACAAAATACTCGGGGATAGAGCCAAAACCGCAGCTACAGTCCACCTTGAATGTCCAACGGTACTTCCTTTTGAAGATAAGACCTGAGCCACCTAGTTGACCCATGCCCATTGGTTGATTTCCTGCCATAATTCAAAATCTCCTTTATCGTTAATACAAATTAGAAAGTAGCTGCGTCTTCAGCGAAGCTTCCGGTTCTGTGAATCGAGAACTCGATGAACATAAATTCCGCTGCCCTTGTGGGTTGCACGCCGATACGAGCACGGAACTCGTTGCGATCAATCACATCGGGAGTGTTGAGCTCTGTGTCTGCCTTGATGATGAAATCAGTCAAGCCACGACCAATCTTTACTTCGTTGAGAATTTGCGTAGCAATGCTCACGAACTTGTTGCGGAAAATCTCGTCGTTAGGATCGAACAGCAAGCCACGGCTGGCCTTGCGGATTCTCTTCTCGATGTAGAACATCAGACGACGAACATTGATGCGGTCCAGAGCCGTAGGCGTTCTCTGCAAGGTCTTCTGGCCGAAGATCACAAAGCCACCAATATCCACAAAGTTCACAATCGGGTTGACGCAGTTTCGATTGCCGTACATCAAGTCACGCTCTTCCAAAGTAGGACGGCTGTAGACATCTGTGATGTTTGGCACAACGCCACGGTTCAAACCAGCGGGTGCGAACCAAGGTGCGCTCAAGAAGTCGCTACGAGCGATGGTTGCGAGCACCGAACCGCTGGGAGGACACCACACATCAACCTTGTTGTATGGGTCATATAGTTTGACCCAAGGCCAGAACAAAGCGCCGAAGTCGCTGTCGAATCTGGTGGTGTTCAGAGGATGTGTACCATTTTGCCATGCGACAACTTCCTTCACGGTCAGACCGAAAGGAGAGTCAACGATTGCCAAGCAGTCTTGACGATAATCACGGCAGAAGGCCAAGAGTTCCTGCACGATTGCGGTGCTGGAGTGGCCGGGAATTGCGATCAGATCGATATCAACTTGCTCAGGCTCGCTGAGACAGTAGATGCCGGTGTATGCCAAAGGACTTCCTGCGAGCAGAACATCCTGACGGTCAGGATCAGAAGGAATACCGTCTGCTCCACCTGTCAGGTCGTATTCGCCGTTCAGAGGACCAGCTTGCACCTCCGTGTTGTCAAG